CTCAGAAAAAGCGCGCCGGGGTCGGGCAAGGCGCGCGTCCACGGGCGCGCGGGACAATGAAGGAACTGCTCCGCGGGGGCCGGATTTCGCTGCGAAATCGCAGCGTTTTTTGATGGTTTTTGCGGGGCAGATCGCGGAGGTTTCACGGATGAAGGAAGCAGATGTGAAGACCGTCGTGGAGATCGCGGACAAGTTGCCGGAGGAGGCCAGGAGATCCGCGGGGAGGACAGGCGGCAAGACGAAAAAGAAAACGAAAGCCAGGGCAAAGGCGCGAAGCGGCAGCGAAAAGCTGACGCCGGCGTCGCTTTACCGCAAGATGATCGCCTTCGGGAAAGCCTATCAGGTGGACAAAGAGCAGGATTTCATCGAGGCGGCGCGGATCTACGCGGAGGAGGCCGGGCTGATCGACCAGATGCGGGACCGGCTGGCGGAGGACGGGCTGACCGTCCAGAAGACCTACAAGACCGGCGACGTGGAAGTGGCGCATCCGCTGCTGAGCGAGCTGCCGCGGCATGTGGAGAGCGCGAACAAGTGCCTGGCGACGATCGGAAGCATGATCGGCGAGCGGGGCGCGAGAGTGGAGAAGGCCGCGCGGGACCTGGATGCCTTCCGGCTTCACTGAACAACGGCGGGGTGGTCGGGGCGTGAAGGAAGCAAACGCGATCCGGGAATATTGGGAGGAAATCCAGACCGGCGGCGCGGTTGTCGGGAAATGGATCCGGCAGCTGTACGAGGTGATCCTGAAGGGAATCGACGAGGGGCGCTGGTTTTATGACGGACGCCTGGCGGACAACGCGGTGAACTTCATACAGAGATTCTGCCATCACTACAAGGGCGTGATGGCGCCGAAGAGGATCCGGCTGAGCCTGTGGCAGCGGGCGGCGATCAGCATGATCTTCGGCATCGTGGACGGAGCGGGAAGGCGGCAGTTCACGGAAGTGTTCTGGGTGGTCGGCCGGAAGCAGGGAAAGACGCTGCTGGCGGCGGCGATCGCCACGTATATGGCATACGCGGCCGGAGAGTTCGGCAGCGAGCTGTATATGTTAGCGCCCAAGATTGACCAATCGGATTTGGTGTACTCCGCAGTCGAATTCAATGTCCACGCGGAACCGGAACTGGACGCGATCACTCGCAGCACGAAGTACCGCGGGCTGATGATCCAGGAGACGAACACGACGATCAAAAAGCTGGCGTTTTCAAGCAAGAAAAGCGACGGCTACAATCCGATGTTTTTCGTGGCTGACGAAGTGGCGGCATGGCCGGGGATCAACGGCCTGCGGCAATGGGAGGTCATGGCATCCGGAACAGGCGCGCGAAAGGAACCGCTGGGGCTGGCGATCAGTTCCGGGGGCTACGAGAACGAGGGCCTGTTTGACGAGCTGATGAAACGGTCCACGGCGTTCCTGATGGGGAACAGCCGGGAGCAGCACATCCTGCCGATCATCTACATGATCGACGATGCGGAGAAGTGGAACGACCTGCAGGAACTGCGGAAGAGCCTGCCGGGCCTGGGCGAGAGCGTCAGCGAGGAGTTCATCAGGAAAGAGATCGAGACGGCGGAGGAGAGTCTGAGCAAGGCGAGCGAGGTCAAGGTCAAATACGCGAACCTGAAGCAGAACCTTTCAACCGCATGGCTCCGGGCGGAGGACATCGAGAAGATGTTCGGATGGCGGAAGCCGCTGGAGGAGCTGCGCGGGAAATACTGCGTTGCAGGCGTGGACTTATCGCAGCGGATCGATCTCACCAGCGCGTGCATCGTGTGCGAGGTGGACGGGATCCTGTGGGTGCATTCGCACTTCTGGCTACCGAACAAGCGGCTGGAGGAAGCGACGAAGCGGGACAACATCCCGTATGAAATATACATCCGGAAGGGCTTCCTGAGCCTGAGCGGAGAGGAGTTCATCAACTACGGGGACGTGGTGGAATGGTTCCGGAACCTGGTGAAGCAGTACAGGATCTATCCGCTGCAGATCGGATACGACCGGTGGAGCGCGCAGGACATGGTCCAGACGCTGCAGCAAAGCAGTTTTCACATGGAGAGCGTGACGCAGGGGTTCAACCTTTCAACGACAAGCGACACGTTTGAGGGAATGCTGCGGGAGGGCCGGATCCGGGATATGGATGACAACGACCTGCTGAAGATCCACATGGCGGACTCAGCGCAGCAGACGGAAAGCAATACAGACTACGCACACCCGCGGAAGAAGCTGGTGAAGATCACGAAGCAGGCGCACGTTGACGGAATGGCGGCGCTGCTGGACGCGATGTTCATGCGGCAGCTGAAGTGGGCGGAAATGGGGAAGCGCCTGATGAACGGCGGCGGCCAGTGTCCGCGCCATGATCCCGCGAAGGCGGGCGAGGTCGAGGAGTGAGGAAAAGATATGGGCGTATTTGAAAAGATCTTCGGGAAGAAGGAGCAGCCGGCGGCGCTGAAAGCGCAGCACATGTTCCAGATGCTGGACGGCTACGTGCCGGCGTTTCACACATGGAACGGCTCCATCTTTGAATCCGACCTGATCAGGGCGGCGCTGGACGCGCACGGACGACACGCGGCAAAGCTGCAGGTGAACGTTTCCGGGAGCGCACAGACGGCGCTGAAGAGCCGGATGAAGGTCCAGCCGAATCCGTTCCAGACCTGGAGCCAGTTCCTTTACCGCACGGCCGTGATTCTCTACGCGAGGAACACCGCCTTTATTGTGCCGGTGCGGGGAGAATACGGCGAAACCAGCGGCGTGATGAACATCCTGCCGGACCGGTGGGAGGTTGTGGAGTACAACGGAAAGCCGTATATCCGCTTTCACCTGCAGAACAACCGTCGGGCGGCGGTGGAGCTGGACGCGGTGGGGATCCTGACGCGGTACCAGTACAGGAACGAGCTTTTCGGCGAAAACAACGAAGCGATGAAGCCGGTGCTGGACCTGATCGAGATGCAGAGGCAGGGCATCATGGAGGGCGTGAGAAACAGCGCGACCTACAGATTCATGGGCCAGAGCGACAACTGGGCAAGCGACGAGGACCTGGCGGCGGAGATGGACAGGTTCAACAGGAACACATTCCAGAACCTGAAGACCAGCGGCGGCTTCCTGCTGTTCCCGAACACGTACACGAACATCCAGCAGATCAAACAGGACGCGTACAAGGTGGACGCGGACCAGCTGAACCTGATCAAGAACAACGTCTTTGATTATTTCGCGATCAACGAGGATGTGATCCAGGGGAAATCATATGGTGATTCCTGGTTGGCGTTTTATGAATCCGGACCGGAATGGGTGGCAATTCAGCTGTCGGATGTGGTTTCCAGAATGCTTTACACGGAGCGGGAAAGGCAATACGGAAACAAATATTTCTTTACAAGCAACAGGCTGCAGTACATGAGCAACAGCGACAAACTGACGGCCATCCAAACCTTTGCGGACCGCGGGCTGATGACGCGGAACGAACTGCGGGAGATCCTAAACCTGGCGCCGCTGCCGGATGAGATCGGGAATCAGATTCCGGCGCGCGGTGAGTATTACGACATTACAAACCCGCCGGAGGACAAGGACGGGGGAGATCCTTCGGCTGAGTCTAACGGATCCGCCAAGAATGACAAAAGGGCGGCGACTGCGAGCGTCATCACGGACGGCGGAAACATATCATCCGCTGCCGCGGCAATTCTCCTTTAAGAGAAAAGCCAAGATACTTAAGACGGAGGGGAAAGCAATGAAAAAAGCTGAAAGAAGGGCCTACACCTTTGAGGTGAGGGCGGAGGAAACGGAAGGCATCGCGCGGCTTGAAGGCCGGGCGATTCTTTATAACAGCCGGACAAATATCGGACGGTTTGACGAAATCATTGAACCGGGCGCCCTGGACAACACGGATCTGAGGGACGTCCCTTTTTTCGCAAACCACAACATCAACAGCATCCCGCTGGCCAGGAGCCGGAACAACAACGAGAACAGCACCATGCAGCTGATCCTGGACGACGAGGGGCTGGGAATCCGCGCGGATCTCGACATCGAGAACAACGCGGAGGCGAGAGCACTTTATTCAGCGGTCGAACGGGGAGACATCACGGGGATGTCCTTCATGATGATCGGGATAAAGGATAAATGGGAAGGGCCCAGGAACGAGCACCCGCTCAGGCACATTACCGGTATCGAGCGGATCGGCGAAGTCTCCGCGGTCAATTTCCCTGCGTATGCTCAGACATCTATCGAAAGCCGCGACAATTCCGGAGCACTGGACAGTGCGCTGGAATCACTGGAGAGTGCGATCGCTGCGGAAGAAGAGGAAGAGCGTGCAAAACTGGCCGACGAGCGCCGGATGGCGGCTCTGGAACGGCTGGAAAAATTACAGCAGGAGGTAAGAGATCGTGAAATTTGATCTTACCAAGAAGACGACGGACGAACTGCTTGAACGGCAGCAGGATCTGTCGGAAGAGATTCCGCAGGAGACGCGCGACGCGATGACAGCGGAAGAAATCGAAGAGCGGGCGGACGAGATGGAAGCCATCAAGGCCGAACTGGAAGCCCGCAAAGCCGCCGCGCAGGCGGAGGAAGAAGCCCGGAAGGCCGTGGAGAACGGCGCCGGCGAAACCAAAGAAGAAATGAAACAGGAGGAAAAGAGAATGGAAGTTTCCGAAATCCGCAACAGCCCCGAATACCTGGAGGCTTATGCCAACTACATCCGCAGCGGCAATGACAACGAGTGCCGCACCGTGCTGCTGACCAAGAACGCGCCCGCGTCCGGCCAGCTGCCCGTCCCGGACATGGTCGAGGCGACCATCAAGACCGCCTGGGAAAAGAACGAGTTCCTGAACAAGATCCGGAAGACCTACTTCCGCGGCAACCTGCGCGTTCCGTTTGAACTGAGCGCGACCGGCGCCTGGAAGCACGTTGAAGGCACCACGGGCCTGACCGAGGAAGAAATCACGATCGGCATCGTGCAGCTGATCCCCGCGAACATCAAGAAGCTGGTCCGGGTGACGGACGAGTGCATCGCGATGGGCGGCGAGGAGTTCATCACCTACATCTACAACGAAGTGACCTACCAGATCCTGAAGGAACTGGTGAAGGAAATCATCGACAAGATCGACGACGCCTCCACCAGCAACGGATCCACAGCCATCGGCATCCCGAAGGTGAAGGTGGCCCCCGGCGTCATGGTGCTGGCCAACGCCGCGACCAACCTGAGCGAGGAAGCGACCGACCTGTGCGTGGTGCTGAACCGCCTGACCGAGGCGAAGTTCAACACCGCTTACGCTTCCGGACAGTTCGCGATCGATCCCTTCGCGGGCTTCACAAAGGTGTACTGCTCCGCGCTGCCGGCCTATGACGCCGCCAGCGAAAACGACATGTACGCCGTCGTGGGCGACCTGAGCGCCATCCAGGTGAACTATCCGGAAGGCGAAGGCATCATCATCAAGTGGGATGACATGAGCGAAGCGGAAGACGACCTGGTGAAGGTGGTCGGACGCCAGTATTCCGGCTTCGGCGTGACCGCTCCCGGCCGCCTGGTCAAGCTCACCAAACCCGGCGCCTGATGAAGGTAAAACTGCTGCGCGACTGCAGACCGTTCGGCAACACCGGGGAGACAGTTGATGTCTCCCCGGACAAGGCCGAGTGGCTGCTGTCTTTAGGCATGGCGGCGGAGGTTGAGGAAGCCAGGGAGCAGGCTGAGAAACCGGAGCCGAACGTGCTGAAAAAACCGGCAAAGAAAACAATCAAAAAATAATACGGGCGACGCCTGAAAGGAAGCAAGGAAGCATGAAACTGATGGTGGCCGTGCCCACAACAGACTACGTTCATGCGGAGTTCATGAAGTGTCTGGTGGGACTGATTCAGAAACTGACAAAGGACGGGGTTGACGTTGAGCCGCGGATCGTCGGCGGGACGCTTGTATATGTAGCAAGGAACCGGCTGGCGCAGGAGGCCATAAACGACAACTTCACGCATGTTCTGTGGCTTGACAGTGATATGACATTCGGTACAGGCATCGTGGACGACCTGCTTTTCTGCGGGAAGGACATGGTGTGCGGCGCGTTCGTCATGAGGCGGCCCCAGTTCGGGCCATGCGTGTACAGGGAAATGAACGGCGGAGGCGACACAAAGAAGGTGCGCGAGTTCGGCACGGAGCCGTTCCGCGTGGCCGGATGCGGGTTCGCGACCGTTCTGACAACAGTGGAACTGCTGAAAGCGGTTTACGCGGAATACGGCACCTGGTTCAGACCGACGGAAGACTACTCCGAAGACATGGCGTTCTGTGAACGTGTGAACGGGATCGGGCGGGAGATCTGGTGCGAGCCGACCGTGAGGCCGGGGCATATCGCACCCATCCCGCTTTACGCGGGGGATGATCTGTTCGGGGGGCTGTTCGGAAATGATTAAGGTGCTGATTGCGGCACCGCTGCGGCAGGAGCCGAAAGTTTTCAGGGAATACCAGAGGGGGCTGGACGGCCTCATCATACCGGAAGGCGTAAGCGCCGACCGGTATTTTGTTGTGAACGACTGCGACGAAGTGATCCCGGAGATCCGGAACGCGGCGTATGACGTGATCAACAGCGAAAACGTGACGATGTACCAGGAACACCTGTGGGACAGCCAGCTGGTAAACAACATGAGCGTATACAGGAACATGACGATCCGCAGAGCGCTGGACGGCGGGTACGATTACCTGCTGAGCGTGGACACGGACCTTGTGCTGGAAAAGCATACGCTGGAGGTGCTGCTGGCGGCGGATAAGGACTGCGTGGCGGGCCTTTTCTGGACGAACGGGTGGAGCAACGCATGGATGTATGACCAGGCGATGGAGAACAACCGGCCCGAATGGAAAGAGCCAGGCCTGTACCAGGTGGGCGGGACCGGGGCGCTGTTCCTGATCAAGCGGAAGGTGCTGGAGGCCGGCGTGGACTACACGCCGATCCCGAACCTGCGGAGGGCGGTGTTCGGAGAGGACCGGCACTTCTGCATCAGGGCGGTGTGCCACGGGTTTGAAATCTGGGCGGACAGCCACTGCCTGCCGGTACATCTGTACACGGAAAAGCATTATCGACGGTTTATGGCGGGGGAGGAAGAAACATGTTTCAGGAAGTGAAAGAGAGCCTGCCGATCAGCGGGGACGACTACGACAGAGAGATCATCCGGCAGATCAAAGCCTGCGCGCTGGATCTGACGACGTCCGCGGAAATCGTGATGCCTGGCGAGATCGCGATCACGAGGACGTGGGTGGAGCCGGTTGTCAGCCAGATCACCGGGGAGACGTTGACGGAAGGGTACTGGGTCATCACGGACACAAGCACGCTGAAGGACGAGCTGATCATCACGGTGATCTCTATCTGGTGCAACATGCGGATCGGGAACCCGCCGAACTATGAGCAGCTGCGGACGGCGTACAACAGCTACAAGGGGCAGTTGCGCATCAGCAAAAACTACACGCACTTCACTCCGGCGGAAGAAACGGAGCAGGCGGAGGAAACGGAGGAGGCGGAGGCATGAGGATGTTGACCAGCTGCGAGCTGATCGCCTTCTCACCGGACGCCCACGAGGTCGGGACCGCCGTAACGGAAACAAGGCGGAAGGTGAAGTGCCAGGAACTGAGCCTGACGCAGGCCGACATCTACCAGAGCGGCGGCGAAGGGCTGCAGCCGGAAGCGAAGCTGCTGATCCCGTATGACAGGGACTACAAAGGCGAGCGGGAGCTGATCTACAGGGGCGAACGCTGGAAAGTGCTGCGGAACGACCCGTACAAGGAATGGAACGGCGTGATCCTGGCCATCCGGCGGAAACAGGGAAACAGCGGAAGCGTGGTGAGCAGATATGCCGAGTAAATACGAGAGCCTGGCGGAGGCGCTGAAAAGCCTGGAACAGGGAGAGGAGCCGAACGCGGTGACGCTTCCGATGGCGGAAAGCGAATGGTACACCAGGCCGGACACGGTCAGCTACGGCATCGTGAGCCTGGACTTTGAAGCGGACCGGATTGAAGGGGACGACATGAAACTGGACGTCTCCTATGAAGGCAGCGTGGATCTGTTCAGCCTGGTGAAGGACGGAGCCGGATGGGTGCCGCTGATCACAGGGACGCTGACAAATTACTGCGGAGCCTGCTGGAGCCTGAACAGCCACACCTATGAACGGGAAACAGGGCTGTTCCACTGGGAATGGACGTTTGAGGTTGAAAGCTGATGGCATACGAGCTGAAAGTAGACGGAATGGCGGAGATCAGCGAGCTGCTGGACAAGATGGGCCAGGCAGCGCCGGCGGTGGCGGCGCAGGCGCTGTATGACGGCGCCGGCATCATGGCGGACGAGATCAAAAAAGGCGCGGAGGCAATACAGACCGCGCCTTTTAAGTACGCAAAGGACGGCGTGAGGCTGCCTTCCCCGGAAGAAAAGGAGATCGTGACAAGCGTGGGCACCGGCATCGCAAAATTCGACAAGAACGGCACGGAAGTAAACACATCCGTGGGGTACCGGAATGCCGGATACGCAGACCTGAACGGAAAGAAAAAACCGATTCCGGTCATTGTGAACGCCATCAACAGCGGCACCAGCTTCATGAAAAAACAGCCATTCGTCAGAAAGGCGGCAAGGACGGGCAGCCAGCGCGCAATCGCCGCGATGAAGGAGAAAATCGAAAAAACCTTTGAAAACATGAGCAAAGAATAACCAAATGGAGGGAACGACATGAAACCGAATGTTGGTATGGTTTATCCCGTGTGCGCGCCTGTGAACGCGTACACACCCGGCACCAGCATCACCTACAGCTCCGGCTCCGTGATCGCGGAAGCCAGGGCGGCGACCGTGAGCTGGACGGTGTCAGACGGCGAATTTTACGGCGACGACATCCTGCTGGACACGGACAACGGCGTAACCGGGTACACGATCGACTTTGAGCCGACCGGACTGAGCGATACAATCCGGAAGACACTGCTGGGCGAGACGCAGGCCAGCAGCGAGTACAGCATCACCAGCGCGGCCAGCCCGATGGTGGGATTCGGCTACATCCGCGTAATGCGTGAAGCGGCGACCGGCGGCGGGAACGTCAGCACGACCTATGAGGGCTGGTGGTATTACAGGGTCCAGTTCTCCATCACCAGCGAGGAAACCCGCACGAAGGAGAAGGACATCGAATGGCGGACGCCGCAGCTGAGCGGCAAAGGGACGGGCGTACAGCTGAGCGCAGCGAACACGATGACGTTCGCGGTGCATCAGAGTTTCACGACACTGGCAGCCGCGAAGACCTGGCTGAAGAGCAAGGCCAGCATCTCTTAATCAGCACCGGGGCGGAGGGAAATCCTCCGTCCCGGTATTTGTGTATTCGACAAGGAGGAAAAGGAAGCAATGAAAAGCATTACGCTGAAGGGGCGGGAAATCCCGCTGATCTACACGACGTGGGAGATGAAACAGATCCAGGAGGAACTGGGGCCGCTGAGCAAGGCAATCAGCCTGGCACTGGGGCAGAATCCCGAAGACAAGAGCGACACAAGCAAATACGGCAGCGCGGAACACCTGGCGGCGGCGGCAAAGCTGATCCGGATCCTGGGAAACGCGGGGCTGGAGGAAGCCGGAGAGAATGCGGACCTCAGCGACAAAAAAGTGCTGAGGGCGCTGAAGCCGAACGAAATGATCACGGCAATCAACGCCTGCCTGGACGCGATGACGGAGGGCATGGCCAGCGAGATCCCGCAGAAAGAGGAGAAGGGGCCGGTGGACGTGACGCTTGAGGAAATGAACGCAAAAAAAAAGAAAACCGACTGACATATCTGATGGTGGTCAGCTGGGGACTGATCGCCGGGCTGACGCTGCCGGAAATCAACCGGATGCGGCCGGGCGCGGTGATGGATTTATATATATACCGACGGAACTATGACGACGTACAGCACGGAATAATGAGGGAGTGAGTACATGGCGAGCGGCGTAAATGTAAAGATGGGGGTCAGCGGTGTCGCCCAGTTCAAGCAGAGCATGAACCAGGCGAAGCAGAGCGTGAAAACCCTGGACGCACAGCTTGCCCTGACGGAGAAACAATTTAAAGCGAACGGCGACAGCCAGAGCTACATGACCGAAAAGACGGAACTGCTGAAGGCGAAGCTGGAACAGCAGAAGACGGTCGTGGAGAACGCCGAAAAAGCGCTGGACAGCATGGTGCAGAACGGTGTGGAACGGTCGAGCACCGCGTACCAGAACCTGTACAGGGACATGCTGACGGCCAAGGGCGCGATGGTGGACACCGAAAGCCAGCTGGAGAATCTGGGAACGGCAGGCGATGACGCGGCGACGGGCGTGGAAAACGCAGACACGGCGCTGAGCAACATCGGCAAGGGAATCAGCTATCAGAACGTCACGGACAGCCTGGGGAAAATCTCCGACGGGCTGGGAAAAATCATCAAGAAAGCCTGGCAGGCCGGGGAAGAACTTGTACGCGCCACACTGGGCGCCGGCAGCTGGGCGGATGAACTGCAGGAAACGGCCGACAAAATGTCGATCGAAGGCGACTGGGTAATTACGCCGGAAGAACTGCAGCGGATGCAAAAGACGTCACAAATTATAGACACAGACGTTGATTCCATTGTTGCAGCACGCAGGAAACTGTTGAAAGGAATGGGCGGGGAAGATAAGGACGTCTTCGCGTTCCTTCATGACAACAACATACCCACACAGGGCCGAAAGACAGAGGACGTATTTTGGGAAGTCGGCGAGTCCATCATGAACGTGAAGGATGCGGCGGAACAGGAAGCGATCGCTCAAAAGGTGCTTGGGAAAAGCTGGAGCGAACTGAAACCTCTGTTTACAGCTGGGCGCAAAGAATATGAAGAGATGAACGCCAGCTGGAGCGTCGTGTCAAATGATCAGATAAACAGTCTAACCGAAATGGACGACGCGTATCAAAAAATGAGCGCGGAATGGGAAACGTTCAAGATGGAAATGCTCAGCGCGTTCTCCGGGCCGCTGACGGAAGGCATGGAAACCATTACCGGACTGTTCAAGGAATTAAACGAATACCTGCAGAGTGAAGAAGGCAAAGAAAAGCTGGCGCAGATCGGCGATACGATCAGCGGGCTGATCAGCGGGCTGACGAGCATTGATCCGGAAACAATCGTACAGGGGCTGCAGGGTGTTATCGACAAGATCACAGATGGCCTGCAGTGGATACAGAACAACAAGGACACTGTCGTGACGGCTGTGGAGGCGATCATCGCCGCGTGGGCCGGGCTGAAGGTGGCCAGCGGACTGACAACGGTACTGAAGCTGGTGTCCGCAGTGCAGGGTATCAGCGGGGCCAGCGCTGCACAGGCCGGCGCGACGGCCGGAAGCAGCTGGGCCAGTTCGTTCGCGACGGCGGCAATGAAGGCCGCGCCGTTCCTGGCATTTTTGTATACATTGCTGAATCCGGCATCATCGGCGGACAACGACCTGGACATGCTGTGGGACGAAAACGGAAACCCGACGACCGAAGCGCGGGACGCAGGGATCACAATGACGCAGCAGGAAGCCGAGGAAAGCGGATTTTACTATCCGGAATGGCGGAAGGCGGAGGATCTGCAGGCGGTTCAGGACAAACTGACAACAGGATACACAGGCGACACGGAAACCGCGGAGGAACGGAACCGGCGGATCCTGGCAAACAGGCGGTCAATGAATGAATCGACAATGGGAAGCAGCTCATACGTAATAAGCTGGGCATCAGAGGCAATGAGAAAAGCGCTGAACGGCATGAAGGTCGTGATGGACGGCGAAACGGTCGGCCAGCTGGTATACGAGACGGTGAGCGAACTGATCGCGGGAGAGATTGAATAGTAAAGAGGTGGAATCATGATCCTTTCTAAACGGGTAAGCCTGAACAATGTGCAGCTGGACGAGCTGGACGAGCGGATTGTGATCACCGGGATTGATGAAGCGGCAGGCAAGGACACGATAAGCGCAGCAACGCAGGCGGCAACAAACGGGCAGCGAATCACAGATATCAGAAGGGAAACGCTGGACGTGACGGTGCGGTTCCGGATGATGATTCACAAAGGAAGAATGTCGGAACGTTCTGCACTGCTGGAAAAGATAAACGGCTGGGCGGCAAACGGCGGATGGATGCGGCTGAACTACCGGCCGGGGCGGAGGCTGCTGGTGACGCTGGCTCAGGCGCCTGGCGCGGGGGACATGTTCAACTGGACGAACGAATACAGCATGGTGTTCCGGGCCTACAGCGTGCCGTACTGGATGGACAATTCGGAAACAACCATGACGGGAAGCGTGACGGCCGGTGGCATTATTTACATGACCGTACCGGGGAGCGCCTATACAGTCCTGGACATCAGCGTTGAGAACCGAAGCGGAAAAAGTTTCAACAACCTGATCGTCAAAGCCGTCACATCGCCGAAGACGCTGACGATGCAGTACGCGAACCTGGCACTGGGCGGCAGCCAGACGCTGACGATCAGCCATCTGCACACGCAGGAGCTGTTCGTCATGCAGAACAAGATCGGAAGCACCAGCGTCCTGAAGGCCAGAACGCCGGCCAGCGCGGACGACTTTGTGGTCAGTCCGGGAAACCTCAACGTCCAGTGGGCGGCTGACCGCGCGGTCCGGGTGACCGTCAAATGCAGGGGGAGATATCTATGATCGCACTGATGCAGCACGGCAGCTATGTCACGGTGAAGGACCGGTTCAAAGCCGAAAAGTTCGCCATGACGCTGGGCGAGCGTGACAGCTCTGCGACGATCACGATCGGGCCGGACGCTCCGGAGATCATCATCGGGGACGTGCTGAAGGATGAAACGGAGCCGGGCGCCGGCATTGTATGGCGGGTCAGCAAGGTGGACACGGACTACAACACGAACACCCGGACGCTGACATGCAACCATGTGATCAGCCTGCTGAAGGAAAAGATCATGTTCGGGGAGCAGACGACGGCGACGATCTGCAAGCGGAAAGGCGCGACGACCTGCACGGCGAAAGAGGCCATGCGGTACGTGATGAGCTTCCAGCGGGACTTTGAGCTGAACGATTTCCCGAAGGCATACGAAAACGTATCGAACGCATACAGCTTCAACGGAGACGACCTGTTCAGCGCGATGGAAACCATCAGCGACACGCTGGAGGACTGCTGGTGGGAATACGACCTGAGAACCTACCCGTTCAAGCTGAACCTGCGCGACAGGAGCCAGGCCGGCGTTGAGACGGAGCTGCGGCTGAGCAGGAACATCCAGAACGCGAAGATCACGGTGGACCTGAGCAATACGTTCACGCGGCTGTTCCCGATCGGCAAGAACGACCTGCAGCTGAGCGAGAAATACATCTCCCGGAACGAAAACCTGTACGGGATGCGCTGCAAGACGATGACGGAGGGCACGAAGGAAACGGAAGCGGCGCTCCGGGAATGGGCGAACACCCAGCTGAAATACGGCGCGGAGCCGGCGGTGACGGTGACGATCAGCGCGGCGGATCTGAGCCAGCAGACCGGAGAACCGCTGGACCACATTATGCTTGGATCCATCTGCCAGATGCCGCTGCCGGCGTACAACACGACGATCAAGGAACGGATCAACAAGATGGCATGGTCCGACAAGATCAAGGACCCGAACAGCGTGACGGTGACGCTGGCGAACACCCGGAAGACGGTGTCAACCATTGTCAGCAGCGCCATCAAAAGCAGCAGCAAAAGCGGCCGGGTGAGCAGCACGAACACCAGCAAGGGCGTGCTGAATGTTGACATTACGCAGGACAAGAAGGACGCGAACAAGTACATCCTGTGGAAGCAGGACTACAAGGGCGTCTGGAAGGATGTAGCGACTTTTAGCAGGGCCGTGGCCAGCTGGACCGTGTCGGCGACTGGCGGCACGATCAAGGTCACGGCACACCCGCAGGAACAGTCGAAAGATGTCAAAGTCAGGGCGGCGACAGGCGGATCATGGAAGAATAATATCTTTACCGGGCAGATCCAGTATTCCGCGGACAACGGGAGCAAATGGTACAGCACCGGCGCGGTTTATACAGTAGACGCAACGATCAGGTACAACGCAGGCTGGATTGCCGCGGCCAGGAAGGTCGTTCTTCCGGAAGAAGAGGTCACGAACAACAACGCGATCCTGGTCAAGGCGCCGTCGATCACTGTCGGGGGAACGGTCACAAAGTCCTATATCATGTGGTCGTATGACAACAACCACGTAGACCTTCAAACGCTGGTCGGCGATGAATATGTGACGGTCGCAAGGTACACGCACGGGAAGTACAACGCCGGGTGGTCCGCGGCATACAACAAGGTAAGCCTGCCGAAAACTGAAGTCACAAACATCAACTCTATCGTTATCCATACACCTCCGAGGACAGTGGACGGGGCATACGAAACGACATCCTATATCATGTCATCGTATGACAACAATCATGTTGACCTGCAGACGCTGGTGAATGAGGAATATGTGACGGTTGCGCGCCTGACTCACGGAAAGTATACAGCTGGCTGGCGCGCTGCATACGGCAAGGTTGATCTTCCGAAGACTGAAGTCACAAACATCAACTCTATTGTCATTCATACTCCGCCCTATACAGTGGACGGTGAATATGAAACGACGTCCTATATCATGTGGTCGTATGACAACAACCATGTAGACCTGCAGACGCTGGTAAACGGCGACTACGTGACAGTCGCAAGGCTTACGCATGGGAAATACAGCGCCGGATGGGCAGCTGCATACGGTAAGGTTGATCTGCCGAAGACTGAAGTCACGAACATCAACTCTATTGTCATTCATACACCGCCGAGCACGGTGGACGGGGCGTATGAGACAACATCCTATATCATGTCGTCATACGATAACAACCATGTAGACCTACAGACACTTGTGAACGGTAATTATGTTACAGTCGCGCGTCTGACACACAGCAAGTACAACGCAGGCTGGACAGCAGCATACAATAAAGTCAGCCTGGCAAAGACGGAAGTCACGAACATCAACTCTATTGTTATCCATACGCCTCCGAGCACGGTTGACGGGGAATATGAAACAACGACATACATTCTGGAGACGAACGGGAACAACAACGTTGACCTGAAGACATGGACGCACAACGAATACATTACGGTGGCCAGGCTGACGCATGGCAAGTACAACGCAGGCTGGACAGCGGCATACAACAAAGTAAGCCTGGCAAAGACGGAAGTCACGAACATCAACTCTATTGTTATCCATACGCCTCCGAGTACGGTTGACGGGGAATATGAAACAACGACATACATTCTGGAGACGAACGGGAACAACAACGTTGACCTGAAAACGTGGACACAGGGCACCTACATTACAGTCGCGCGGCTGACGCACGGCAAGTATGACGCCGGGTGGGCCGCTGCGCGGAATGAAGTATCGATCCCGACAGCTGAGGGAACGGCTTCCAGCTTTTACATCGATGTTCCGTCGTCTACCGTAGGGTACAGCGTGCAGCACAGCTACAAGCTGTATCCGGCGGTGAACTATACGCACCTGCAGCACTGGGACAGCGCGAGCAGCGCCTGGGTGACGGTTGCGCGGGCGGAAAACTATTTTAACATGAGCGGTACGCTCTATTATGACTCGATGGAGCCGACAAGCACGGGATTCAAATATCACTATCATCAGACAGTGAGCCAGACAACACAGGCTATCGTGACAAGCGGCAGCAAGACTGTGCGCTGGCGTGGATAAGGAGGGACAGCAATGAACGAACAGAAGATGAGCCTGAAGGAAGCGCTGAAGATGATCGCCAAAGGGATCGGGGAGATCCAGGTTCCGGTCGCACTGGCAGACCAGATCTCCCGGCCGCTGTGCCGGCATGTGAGCCTGCTGCAGAGCGTGATCGACCAGATGGAGGACAAGGCACCGGAAGCGGAACAGGAGGGTGGCGCGGATGTTTAACGTAAACCTGGACACGGTTGAGATCGACATGCACGCCGGGGATACCGGGTCCTTCAAGATGCACGCGGAGCGGGAAAGCGGAACGGCATGGACCAGCGACGACCGGATGCAGATGACAGTCGTCAGCCCTGACGGTTCGATCGCGATGAAACGCTGGTACCGGCTGGACGACCAGTGGGAGCTTGGGGACGGGGTTGTGCTGATTGAGTTCCACAACGACGACACGGACGAATGGACGCCTGGGCAGTACCAGACGGAGTTCCGGTTTGACGTGTCTCCGGTATGGACCGGCACGGCGCCTACGGAACGCTGCGCGGACGCGCTTTTCTACACAGGCGTGGAAATGATTGAGGGATCCGTTGTGAGAACGGTGATCCAGAGCACGCTGACCATTATGGGCGTGTACGGCAAAATTTAACGGGAGGGCACAGAGATGAGCGAAGTAAACGACCTGAACGAACAGGTGGAAGTGACCGTATCGGACGCGGACGTGATCACGGTGCCGATTGACGCGACACTGAGCAACAGCGGCGAGGCTGCCGACGCGAAAGCGGTCGGTGACGCTCTGGCCCTGAAGGCGGACGCCAGCAGCGTTGTGACGATCGACGTAAACGACCAGGAAGCGGACAACCAGGGGCACATCATCCTGACGGCGGCGAATGTGCCGATGAGCGACGATCCGGGCGCGCAGACCGTCGCGGCGGCGATCAACACGGCGACAGGAAAGAACGCCACGACCATCCCGATGAGCGGCGAAACCGGCGCGCAGACCATCAGCGCGAAGATCGGCGAGATGGACGGGATGATCAGCGCGAACGGTACAAACATCACCGCGCTGCAGCAGAAGGCCGGCGACACGATCCTGCTGGAAACCGGCGGAAGCAAGACCATCCAGGCGGCCGTGAACGAGCGCGTGAAGACCGTGAACGGCGAAGCGGCGGACGCTGCCGGGAACGTGCAGGTGACAAGCGTCGCGCTGGCGGACAACCTGAACAGCAGCATGAACCAGACGAACAGCGACGCATTTGTCTTCCGGACGTCAGGCGGCAATATCTCCATCAAAACCGGCGACGCGGCCATGAACAGGATCAAGGGCCGCATGAAATGGACAACGGCCCAGCAGGCGGAGATGACCGTGACAGGCAGCAGCATCACGGCGGCGCTGGATCCGGACGGATTCTTCAGCGGCGTGGCGTCGGAAGAAGCGAGCGGGATAAAGACGTTCAACTATACCACGGAATGGGATACAAATCCGTCCGGGTACGGGATCACCGTGACCGGAACGCCTGGAAACGGGGACGCGATCAGCGTTACGTACAACAAGGGCGTGATTGCCCAGAGCAATCCGCAGTCGTTTGTATCGACCGGCTGGAACCTGTACAACCATGAAACAGGCTATGCGAAGGTAAAGAAGTACACGGACAACGCGGACGCGTTCGGCATCACCGGAGCCTACAGCGCCGTGAAGTTTTCCGCGACGCTAGACGGTGAGAAGGACGCCATCACGGTGACGAACGGAAAGTTCAACGTGATCACGGACGGATATGTGTGGGTCACTGACGGAAACGATACGACGACCGAGATCTGGATGACCTGGAAGGACTGGGGCGCGCAGGCGAACGGCGGCGTTTTTGAGACGTACACCGAGGACGAAATCGACCTGAGCGACATCATGGGGAACTACTTCGCGGACGGGCTGCTGAAGGCAGGAAGCTATGAGGACGAGATCAGCCTGAGCACCGGGAAGGCTGTTTCCCGCGTCGGAAAGGTTGCTTTCACCGCCGAAAACCTGACGACGGTGAAGGGGTACGGCACGGAATACGTGTATGACAAGGATTATATCTATTACGGAAAGACGAGCGAAACCGAAGCGAGCATAACCATTTCATACGCTTACGACGTGAACGACCACGGAAACGAATACTTCACGGACACAGGCGTTGAGGTGTACGCGGAATTCCTGTACGGCAACAACCTGAAGAACAAGCTGGAGCGGGACGTGCTGACCATCTCAAAGCAGACGCTGACAAGCGGCGAAAAAGCGCAGGTCCAGGAGAACATCGGGATCGCCATCAAAAACGATCTGACGGCAACGACAGGCGGCTATGTGCTGGACGCACGGCAGGGCAAGGAGCTGAATGACAAGATCACACAAAACAAAACGGTAAAAATATTTGCAGCCGTGTCCGGTTCGCTTGTGCTGTACCGAATCGGGAATACTGTTTTCTGCACATGCACCGCAGGATCGTATAAAAACTCCGCGGCAAACGGAATTTACAGAGATTCGGACGGAAACGCCATTCCGGCCATTCCTGAAGGCTACAGACCGCTGAACCGGGTGGAGATCATGCCGACAAACATCAGCGCCAGGACGTTCATAGCTGACCAGGGCAGCTCGCTTGGCTGGAGGTTCTGCTTTACTGACGCGCAGACATCCGCCATTGCGGTGCGGTTCTCAAGCTGCTGGGTGACTTCAGACAATTATCCGACATGATGACAAGCAAGGGGAAAAAAGTATGATTTGGGTGTTGATTGGCCTGATCATCGTGATGCTTGCCGTGAACTTTATCATCTGCTGTCCTGATCTGCTTCCATGGAACAGGAAGGGAAAGAAATGATTACGCCGACTGCGCTGATCAATAAGTTCTGGGACTGCATCTATGCGAAATGGGGCTATATCTGGGGCACGGCCGGGGTGATGTGGACCGCCGCGAAACAGGCGGCGATCGAAAAGACAACGGACGCGGACCGGGAGATGAGCCGGAAATACGGATCGCAATGGATCGGGCACATGGTCGCTGACTGCAGCGGCCTTTTTCACTGGGCGTTCGCCCAGCTGGGCGGGTACATGTATCACGGATCGAACACGATGTGGGACAAGTACTGCCAGAAGAAGGGCGAACTGAGGAACGGGAAGCGGACTGACGGCCAGGAACTGAAGCTAGGGTCGGCTGTGTTCACACACAGCACGAAAACCGGGAAGCGCGGGCACGTCGGACTGTTCGTCGGGGACGGAACCGTCATTGAAGCGGAGGGCGCGAAGGCAGGCGTGGTCACCAGCAAGGTGACGAAATCAAAATGGGTCGAATGGGGAGAACTCCGCGGGGTGGATTACTCCGCGGAGCCGGGACCAGGCCCGTCGCCGGAACCGACGCCGCCGGCAGGAAAGGCCATCGTGACCGGGAAGAACGTGGCGCTGAGGGAAGGCCCGTCAAAGAGCACCAGGGTGCAGATCCGGATCGCGACCGGCACGATGGTGGACATCGCGGAGATCACCGGCTGGACCTATGTGAAGTATTACAGTTATTCCGGCTTCATGATGAATGATTTTATCGAGATCGGACCGGAGAGCGTGAAGGTGACCGGGAAGAACGTGGCGGTCCGTGCCGGCGTCGGAACAAACACCCGCGTGCTGACACGGATCAGGACCGGAACGACCGTGCCGCGGCAGCAGCTGCCGGACGGATGGGAGTTCATCCGGTACGGCGGCCGGACCGGATTTATGATGAAAGAATTTATAAAGGAGAGTGAGAGCTGATGCCTGAAGTAAACCTCCAGAACGCGTCCGCCACATACAACACGATCCTCTACGCGGTGGCGCTGGCGGTGGTCGTGGCTGGAGTGCTGACTGCCCTGCTGAAGGGCTGGGAATCCTGGAAAAAGATTTCGGTAAGGGACCGCGTGAAAAAGCTGGAAGGGAGGATGGACAGAGTGGAGGCCCGGCTTACTCTGGGCGACAAACGTTTCGACCTTCAGAGCGACGACCTGGGACACATGCTAAACACACAGCAGGCGTTAATGCTTCACTTCCTGAGCGGGAACGACCACGACAAGCTCAGGGAACAGATCAGCGCGCTGGGCGAGTACATGAGCCAACGGGCCACAAAGGCAGCGGCATATCAGGCTGAACATGAACAGATTATGAACGGAGGGAACAATAATGCTTAAACTTTCAAATCGGGCGTATGATGTACTCAAATTTTTCTGCACCGTATTTTTGCCGGCTTTGGGAACGTTCGTTTTTGCCATCTCAAAGATCTGGGGGTGGCCGCCTTACGCGGAGGAAATCGTCGGAACGCTGTCTGCGCTGGCAGTGTTCATCGGCGCGCTGATCGGGATCAGCTCCGCGCAGTATAACAAGGATCAGAGCGACGACCTGGGGGACGGCTGACGGAGGATAAAAGGAAGCAATGGAAGAAAAATGCAGAAACTATGACGACAAGCAGGCGTGCGTTCCGTTTTTCGCGCATGAAAACGTGCTGATGCACTACAACAGGGCGAACAGGCGGATGCTAATCGCCCTGGCGGTCGTATGCCTGACGTTCATCATCACGATCATTGTGTTTGTGACGGGATACACCCAGAGGGAAAAGAACTGGCTTGACACGCTGCAGCGTGTGGGGGTGATGGATGGAGTACACGAACACACGGATCCGTGAACTGATTGCGGAACATATACACTCTGAGCGCGACCGGCATTTGCTGGCCCGCCGGCTGATTGACGGTATCACATTTGAACGCCTGGCAGAAGAACATGAGCTTTCCGTCAGCCAGGTCAAGCGGATCATCTGGAAGGATTCGGAGATCATCTTCCGGCATCTGAAAATGAAATAAAAAAGGACTGAAAACGGACCGTTTGCGGACTCGCAGGCGGTCCTCTTTTTTTTATACAATTTTATCAGAAACAGGCGGAGGACAGGCAGATGTGGATCAGGTGCAACCCGAACCCGATGGGAAGGCAGACAGGGGACTGCGTGGTGCGGGCGATCGCGATCGCGACGGACCGGAGCTGGCGGCAGACATACAGGGACCTGTGCCGGGTCGGGGAAATCGAATGCGACATGCCCAGCAGCAATATGATCTGGGGGATGCACCTGAAAAAACTGGGAGGCGAGCAGTTCCTGCTGCCGGAGGCCTGTCCGTCCTGCATCACGGTGAAGGCATTCTGCGAGCGGTATCCGGAAGGCGTCTACATCATCGGCACGGGCGACCACGCGGTGACGGTGATCGACGGAAACTACTATGACGCGTTCGACAGCGGAATGCTGGCGCCGAGTTATTTCTGGCGGATGAAATAAGGAGGAAAACATGGCGTACTACAATCCGGGATTTCCGGCAACGTACCAGCCGGTGTACCAGGCGCCGGTGATGCAGCAGCAGGCGCAGCAGAGCCAGCAGAGCGGGATCATCTGGGTGCAGGGAGAAGCGGCGGCGAAAAGCTACCTGGTGGCGCCGAACAGCACGGTGCAGCTGTGGGACAGCGAGGAAAAGGTCATTTACCTGAAAAGCGCGGACGCGAGCGGGATGCCTTCCATGAAGGTGCTGGACTACACGATCCGCGGGGAGGAACAGGCAAAAACGGAACCGGCGCCGGAATACGCGACAAAAACGGAATTGGCGGAGCTGGCGGCAAAGGTGAAGGAACTGAAAAGCGAGCTGGCGGCGAAGAAGAGGCCGGCGCGGGTGATCAGGGAGGAAGATGAGGATGAGTAATCCGTTATTCGGCATGATGCAGAACCAGACGCAGGCAAATCCGATCATGCAGAGGCTTCAGCAGTTCAGCCAGATGTTCCGCGGAGATCCGCGGCAGCAGGTGCAGCAGCTGCTTTCCTCCGGGAAAGTGAGCCAGCAGCAGTACAACCAGGCCGTGCAAATGGCGCAGCAGTTCGCGCGCATGATGGGCGGCAGATGAGAGCGCAAACCTTCCGACGCGCGGGGGAGGATCGCAATATAACAAAAGGGGACAAAAAAATGGCACTTACAGATGAAGGCACCGGCACGACAATGCTGGTGCAGCCGTCCGGATTCGGCGGAAACAGCGGTTTCGGCTTCGGCGACGGCAACGGATGGTGGATCCTGCTCCTGTTCATCCTGATGGGCGGATGGGGCAACGGATTCGGCGGAGGTTTCGGCGGGGGCGCTGATTTCTATCCGTGGATGAACAACAGCAACCAGATCAGCAACGGATTCCAGAACCAGATGCTGAACGACAGCATCACCGGGATCGCCAACGGCATTGCCGGCATCAGCTCCCAGCTGTGCAACAACCAGATGGCGGACCTGGAGCGGAGCTTCGCTTCACAGACGGCGAACACGGCCGGACTGACAGCCCTGCAGAGCCAGATGGCGCAGTGCTGCTGCGAGAACAGGGCCGCGACGGCAGACCTGAAATACACGGTGGCGACCGAAGCGTGCGCTGACCGCTCTGCCATTTCAGAAGCGCTGCAGAGCGTGATTGCTTCCAACACCGCGAACACGCAGCGCATTCTGGACAAGATGTGCGCTCAGGAGATCGACGCACTCAAGGGTCAGGTGTCCGCTCTGCAGCAGCAGAACAACATGCTGAACCTGGCGGCATCGCAGACCGCGCAGACCGCTCAGCTGATCGCTGACAACACTGCGCAGACGCAGTACATCGTAAACCGCGTCGCTCCGTATCCGATCCCGGCCTACACGGTGGCAAACCCTACTACACCGGCCGCGATCTGATTGGAGGGCTGACAGATGGACGTGATCAAAGAACTGCGGGAGATGAAGGACACGATCGCCAACGAAATCGCGGAGGCAAACCAGCGGATCCGCCAAAGCGGGGGCGACATGAACACCGCAGATATTGACATCATCGACAAGCTGGCGCACAGCATGAAGAGCCTGGCGACCACCTGCGCGATGCTGGAGGCCGAAGAAGGATACAGCGGCGCGTATTACGGAGACGGGACCAGGTATTACGACCGGAACGGCAGAACAATGAATTACAGCGGCAGAGATGGCGGCTACGGCCGCGAACGCCGGAACAGCTACGGATACAGCCGGAACGGAAGTATGCACGACCATCTCCGCCAGATGATGGACGAAGCGCCGGACGAAGCGACCAGGGTCGAGATCAAAAAACTGATGGACCGCATCGCATAAAAAAGTGAAAACTTTCCGCCCTACGGGGCGGTTTTTGTTGTTAGGAATAGGTTAGGAATAGAGCGGGTTTTAGAGGGGCGACAGAGGGGATTCCGGCAAACCGGCGGAGGGAAAAGAAAAACCCGCGGATCATTGATCCGTGGGCATTTTGGCGGAGAAGCCGGGATTTGAACCCGGGCGACCTTCAACAGATCCTACTCCCTTAGCAGGGGACGATATGAATAAGGAAATACAAGGGAAGGACGGTGCGGTGTTAGGAATAGGTTAGGAGTAAGCAGGTGGATTATTGAGCCTTCTTTTTCGGCTTTTTGATTCGGTTGACGGCCTTCAGCGCGTCGGACTGATCCGGGTGCGCGTAGCGGTCGAGCATCTTCGCGGAGGACCAGCGCATGATCTTCGTGACAGTCTGCGGGGCGACGTTCTTCGTGACGGCCAGCGCGGTGGCGGTGGTGTGGCGGCAGGAATACGGAGGAAGGCGCCGGCAGCCGGCGACCTCCAGGGCGGCGTAGTAGTTCGCGTACCATTCGTCCTCCACGCGCTTCCAGATGTAGCCGGACGGCTGGGCGTGATCGATCAGGTCCTGAACGAGCGGGATGATCTGATCAGCCAGGACGATGTCCGTCTTTTTCCGGACGGCGGTTTTCATGCCGGCACCGTGGATCCGGCGACCGGGAATGTCAATCTGATCGACACGGAGGCGCATGGCTTCGCCCGGCATCATGCCGGTGTAGATCATCAGCAGCGGAACGGCAGCGCGGAGGTCGCCGGATTCGTACTGTTTCCAGAGGGCGGCCTGTTCGGTTTCGCTAAACGGACGCTGTTCCGTCTCCTCAAGCTGCGGGAGGCGGATGAAGGTGGGGATGTCCTTGTTTGCGTATCCTTCCGCAGCGGCAATCCGGAAAAGACTGATCAGCAGAGTCCGGACGTCGCGGGTGGTGTAGTAGGTGGAGCATTTTTCAGAAACAAGTTTCTGCAGGTCGGAAACGGTCAGCTGATCGATCCGGATGTCTTTGATTTTGTCCAGCTTTCCCCAGGCGGTGCGGTACGCCTGCTGTTTTGAGGAGGAGAGGGCGGCATACGCGCCGTCCTTGTAGGTTTCCCAGTAATGGGAGAGCGGAGGCGCCAGCACTTCCTTCTGCGGTCCGTTCTTCAGGATGGGGCAGTAGCGCAGCGCATCCTCCCGCGTTTTGAAACCGCCTTTTGAGCGGGTGAGCTTTTTGAGGGGCTGATTATCGGCAACATAAACGCGGTCGTAGACGACCTGGGCGGTCCATGTGGATCCGCGCTTAAAGGCCGTGCCGGTTCCGTTCCCGCGTGATTTCACGCGGGATTTTTTCGTGGTGACCAGTTTTTTTCCGCACCAGGGGCAGAAAACAGCACCTTGTACGGTTTCCTGTTTACACTTTGTACAAATCATTCGTCATCACCGTGATTGTTTCTGTTTCTCAGCTCGATAAGGATTTTATAAAGAATCAGAGCAATAATGACGCCGAGGGCAATATAGAGACGCGGAGGAACAAGCCAGGAAAGGACGCGGTTTCCGGCATCCGGAACAAAGGCAATGATCGCAATAAAAAGCGCGATGATCAGACCGTTGGTCAAAATCTTTTTTACATTCATTGGAGTGCCTCCTTTATTCCTCATAATTCTCCATGTAGGTTCCGAGATCTGCCAGCGCGGATCCGTCATACTTTGAGGCGTGGCGCTGATATTCAAAGAAGTTGAAAATGTACGGCATGAAGTTATCACGGACGATGCGGTTCAGTTCAGCCGGCACGCTGACGCCTGGCTGATTGCGAATACAGGTAAAACAGTGAGCGGGAAAGCCGGCGATGTTCCGGATCAGATCTTCCGTAACGCGAAGGTTTGATGCACTGATGGCATGGATCAGAGGACGCGGGCACATAAAGTGATGCGCGAAACACCGCGCCTCCTCCTGGCGCACTTCTTCCGGACGGGTGCCGTCATGGCCGAGAACAATGTGACCAAGTTCACGGGCCAGCGCCATGTCAACAATCCGGGAAGGGAGTAGCCGGTTGTAGGTGACGACATAATGCTTTTTATCTTCGGTAATGTATACGTTTGTCACGGCGTCCAGATTGTCGCAGCCGTAGAGGTAGAGCAGGTCCTTCCGGTCAATGTGCGCCTTTTCGGATGCTTCGGCAAAAGTCATAACGAAGACACCTGGAAGCAGTTTGAGGATCGGCAGCGGGTCGACGGGGGCGGTGCTGATATTGTACTTAATCAGGGTCTCCGTGGCTTTGATGGCGGCGCGTTCGTAATCAGGTGTCATCGTCTTCGGTTCCTTTCTCAAATATACCGGGGTAAAGGCCCATCATCATGTTCAGGATCGCCTCGCGCTGTTCCTTCGGCATCGTGTCGATGCCTTTAGCCAGACTGCGGGCTTCGACGGTCCGCGGAGGATCAGGATCGGGTGCGATCTCATCAGACCAGCCCATCAAATAGGCAGGAGTAACGCAGAGATATTCCGCGAGGGGTTTGATAAACTTTGATGGCAGTTTGGAAATGTCTCCGTTTTCGTAACGGTACACGGTGGCGGGTGAAACATCCAGAAAAGCGGCGACCTGCTCAGCGGAGTAGCCGAGAGCGAGACGGGCCTGCTTGATCCGATCTCCAATCATAACAATTTGCCTCCTTCCATTTTCAATTATATTAAAGCGTTGCAAAATTGCAATAGCAAAGGAAAATATTTTTGCAAAAATGCGATATTTAGTATTGACTCGCATTTCTGCGTGTGATATATTGTGTTCGGAAACTTGCGAAAATGCGAGAAACGAGGAGGCAAAAATGAATACGCAAGAGGTCAAAAAGCGCATGGAGGACATGCACATCTCCGTTGAGATGATGTCAAAAGAGCTGGGAATGAACCCGTCAACGTACTACAGGAAGATGCAGAACAATGGCGGAGAGTTCAGCGCGATGGATCTGATGGTTTTCAAGCGCGTGCTGGAGATGGACGAGAAAACGGCGGTCAGTTTTCTTTTGTCCTGAAACTCGCACAAATGCGAAAAGGAGGCGAAAGTATGGGCCTGATTATTTATTCTGATCCGGTCCGGGAGCTGATGCAGCGGACGGACGACCTGGTGCCGGCGGCGGCGATCGCGCCGATCCTGGGCATGAAGGCTGAGACAATCATCAAAAAGGCGAAGATCGGCCAGTGGGATCGCGGGGTGTGCAACTACATCATCAGCGGGACACGGGTCAAGTTTTACAGGGTTGACTTTCTCCGCAAGGGCGGATGGATTCAGTAAGGACAGAAAGGAAGCGAAGGAAGCATGAACAACATTGAGATGATTCCGGTGGAGAAGCTGATGCGCCACCCGGAGAACCCGCGGCAGGATCTGGGAGACCTGACGGAACTGGCGGAGAGCATCAAAGCGAACGGCGTGATGCAGAACCTGACAGTGGTTCCGTCAGAGTACGAAAAGGACAGATATCTGGTCGTAATCGGGAACCGGCGCATGGAGGCGGCGAAGATGGCCGGGCTTAATGAGGTTCCATGCATGGTCAGCTTCATGAACCACATGACGCAGATCTCCACCATGCTGGAGGAGAACATGCAGCGCACGGACCTGACGGTGTACGAGCAGGCGCAGGGGTTCCAGATGATGATGGACCTGGGCTTCACGGAAAAAGAGATCTGCGACAAGACCGGATTCAGCGAGACGACGGTGAGGCGCAGGCTGAAGATGGCGGAGATGGATCCGAAGCTGCTGAAGAAAGCCTGTGAAGCAAAAGAAACGGAGAGACAGATCACACTGTACGACTTTGAACGGCTGGCGCAGGTGGACAACATCAAAGAGAGAAACGAGCTGCTGAAAGATATTGGAGAAAACAATTTTGACTGGCGACTGAACCGGAAGCTGAGGGAACAGCGGGCAAATGCGGTCAAGAAGGACGCGCTGAAAGAACTGAAGGACGCGGGGATCATCCAACTGAAGGAAAACGAAGAATACAGCAGCAAATACGAGCGGCTTTACAGCGATAACGTGGACCTGGCGGACTGGAAGCCAGGAAAGAAGATGATTCCAAAAAGCAAGGAGCAGCTCTATTTCTTCCTAAACGGGGACACGGTGAAGTTCTACACAAAAGCAAAGCCGGTAGAGAAGGCAAAGCCGGCGCAGAAGACTGAAGCGGAAAAGCAGAAGGAAGCGCAGATAGACAACGCCTGGAAGATTGTGGACAGGATAACGCTGAACGCTCAGGAACTGCGGTGCGAATTTGTGAACGGGATGACGGTGAAACCGAGCAACGCGATGCAGATGCTCAGGTGGACGATCATCGCGGCCATGAGCGACATGCTGGACCACAATTACAACAACTATACAGGGATCAAAAACATCTTTGAACTGGAGGGCGCCTATCGGTGGGATCTGGTGGACGGCCTTGAGAAGCAAATCATGGAAATGAACCAGAACCAGTGGCCGGGTTTGATTCAGTGCCTGTTTGAAGGGTGGGCAGAGGATCAGAAAAAAGCGGAGAGCTTCGCAACAGGGTACCGGAAAGAGATGCCGAAATGGCAGCGGAACACCCGGCTGGAGCAGTGCTACAAGTGGCTGACAGAATTCGGTTACCAGATGAGCACGGAAGAGATCGAAATGATGGGCGGAACCCATGAGGTGTTCCAGGAGAAAATCACATGAAATGCCGGGAGTGCGTCCACGCGCGGAGGTTTTCGGCGGAGGCGTTCTACTGCGTGCAGTACGGGATGATCATCCGGGACACGCATGAATGCGGACTGCCGGGAGCCAGGGAAAAAGAAGATCCGCCGGTGCTACCAACGCCGGCGGAACAGATAGGAGGCCCACAAGATGAACCATAACAAGTATAGCATATTCGACAAAGAAAAGATAGTGGCGGCGATCCTGCTGGTGATCGTGCTGGTGCTGATCGGGTTCGGGATCGGGACGTACTGCTTCGGCGAGGAGCCAATGGCGACATGCTGGGCGATGTGCAAGCCGGGGAGCCGCGTTTCCGTAAGGATGGAGCCGGACAAGGACAGCCAGGAAACCGGTTTCCTGGAGTGCGGGGACAGCTTCAAGACGGACGGAGAGAGCCGGGACGGATGGATCCGGTGCTACGGCGTCGGGGAGAACGGCTGGATCTTCTGCGGGTACGTTGCGACGGAGGAGCCGAGGAGGGTTGGACAGCGGTATGTGTGCGTATCGAACTACCAGGTGGCCTGCCGGAAGTGGATGGCGGGGCCGCAGATTGAGGAACGGCCGTGGATGAAGAACGGCCAGACGTGCGAGGTGTTCGTGACGGACGGTGAGTGGGCCGTGACGAGCCGGGGATACATCAAGATTGAATACCTGGATCCGGATCCGGAGTGAGGGGAGTAAAAGATGAAGCAACTGATAGATGGACTGAAAGACTTACAGATGGCATTTTTTGTCAGAGCAAGAGAAAAAACAGGTCCAAAGCCGGACCAAGTTGCATATGGCGCGTTTCTGAATGCAGAGATCTGCCGGAAAGCGGCGGAGGAACTGCAACGCTGTATTCCGATGGAGGCGGAGGTTGAAGGCGGCGGACACAGCTGGTGGTATGTGTGTCCGGAGTGTCACGGCGGGATCATCAGGGACCAGCACTTCTGCCAGCGCTGCGGGCAGAAACTGCAATGGACGGAATTAAAAGTAAATAACAATAAGGAAGGAAGCGAGAACAATGGCGAAGGGGACACTGGTTACGGAGGCTATGGTGATCGGGATCTTTGAGCAGATCAAGATGAACCCGGAGATCACGAACACGGAGCTGGGGAAGATCTGGATGAGGGCGGAGGACACGATCAGCAAGATCCGCCGGACCGGATCGCTGGACGGATGGAAGGCCGAGAAGAAACGGAAGGCTGAACTGGAGCGCCGGCGCGCGGAGGAACGGAAAAAGAAGGCAGAGGAAACAAAGGAAGAGGAGCCGCAGCTGGAGGGGCAGATCCGGATGGATCTGGAGCCGAAGGCGGAGGAAGAGCCGGACATGCCGTGGGAATCTCAGACACAGCTGCAGAACAAGCTGATGCGGTTCCAGGCGGCGCAGGTGGACAAGCTGATCATGAAGATCGACAAGCTGAACGACACGATGAGCATGGTATTGAGGGCGGTGAGGAAAGAATGATAAAAGCGGATCCGGATGAAGTAATGGCATGGCTGACAGAAATGTCACTGAGGCCGTGCGACTTTACAAGAGAAGACTATGACGCATATGAGACTGAGATTCTTGTCGACACCGTGATTGACATGGTCGAAAGAAACGAGCCGATAAAAGTAACAATGCATAACAAATACTGGGCGACATGCAAAGACTGCGGGAATGTGTTCCGGGCTTTCATGATGGCGGAAAAAAAGGCGAGATACTGCCCGAACTGCGGAAGGAGGCTTGAATGGGATGCTAAACAATGACTTGGCAATAGAAGCCATAAAGGGAGCGCTTGACAGGGAAAGAGCTGCAGGAAATCCGAGCGAGATCATCGGCATGTCGTACCAGTTCGCAGAGGCACTGATTGAAATGCTGAAATCAGACAAAAGACTCATCGAGAATCAAGCGAGATTGGCATTTGATTTAGGGGAACAGCTGAAAGAGAAGAAAGCGGAGATACGGCAGTTAAGGCTTGCGCTTGATATTGCAAAAGGAACGTGCAAAGGGATCACTGCGGAAGGTCGGTGAATGAGGTGATGTAATGAATGATTGCCGATTCTGTAAATCATTGGAATTTATGAAAGAACTGAACGCAAGACGTACCGAATTAGACAAGCAATTATTCAAAGAGAAATATACTGTTGCGCTTGTAAACAGGACATTAGGTCCGTATGGGAAATGCGGGAGGATAACAGATTATGGTTTCAGAGGTTGTGGATACCCGCTGAAATATTGTCCAATGTGTGGGGAAAAGATAGTAAGAAGGTCGATAAAGTGAAAGGACAGGGAGAAAAGGAAGGAAGCAAAAAATGAAAGGACCGTGTTCCTGGTGCGGAAAAGAAGGAGAGAGCTGCCTGATCATCGTGTCAAACAGAGAAAACAGGATCGACAAAGGTTTCATTTGTGACGAGTGCCTGAAAAAATTCAAAGAAATAGGAAGAAAGGAAGCAGAAAAAAATGAAGGAAATCACGTTTCCGGTTCTGGTGCTGGACGATGACTGCAGGACCTGCGAGGAGCTGAACATTGTGAGCGACACCAGGACGCGGATGTACGCGGACAACGAGTGCATCAGCCAGGACACGCTGGTCCGGTGCAGCAACGTGTACAGGTGCATGAAGATACAGAAGAGACTGGAGAGAAAGAAATGAAGATTCGCATCGGATCAATGCACGGGAAAGTGTACGACTTTGAAGGCGTAAAAGAGGTCAGGATTACACAGACAAGCATTGACTTTAATTATGATCTGAAATTTGAGGACAAAAACAGGAACGAGATGAAAGTCGGAACACGGAACGATCATGTGGTGATCAGGATAGAAAAATAAGGAAGCTCCGGATTAAGGCGGACAGCGATCCGCCATCCGGATCCATGCGGGGCGAGGACGGGCGGATGATCTTATAAAAGGAAAGGAGAAGCTCCTGGGACTTGTGATAGGACGTGCCATTCCGCCGGCCGGTTCAACTCCGGCCCTTCGCGCCAGAAGGGAAACCTTCCTATTACAGCAGCCGGGTGCTGACAATTCCCGGAAGAGTCATTCTTCATAAAACTGGCGGCCGGAAAGACGGCATGGTACCAGCGGAGGGGCAGCCTCCGGAAAGGCGGGATGGGTTCCGCATTGTGAGGCTTGTAATGAGTATTATCTTTCCGCACATCATCGGCAATCGAACAAGATGGCAATGGGAGCGGGAAGGGTACGGGAAGGGCGCAAGCGCCTTCCCGTTTGAGAGGAGCTAAACGGATGGGCTGGGAATACGCGGACCTGTTCAACAATCAGCTGACCGGAGACGGCGGGTTCCTGGAGGAGCCGAGTTTCATCCCGGTGGGGCGGATGGGGTACAGGCGGCGGACAACGGTGAGCGGCGCGCGGATCGACGCGGAGGTATTCCCGGTGTTCGGGCGGCACCAGCGCGGGGAACTGCGGAAGGCAAAGAGCCAGGCGACGCGGGAAGCGCAGAAGAGGGCGAACGACGAGCGGAGCCGGCTGCACCTGATCCAGCTGGTGGAGGCGAACTTCACGGAGAAGGACGTGGCGATCGGGCTGAGCTACGGTGGAGAGGCGCCGGATCCGGAGCGGATTGACAAGGACATACGGAACTTCATCGCAAGGGTGAAGCGGGCAAGGGCGAAGGCCGGGCTGCCGGAGCTGAAATACATCTACGCGATCGGCGGGGACGAGATGCCGGCGAAGGGATACAGCGGGAAGCGGCCGCACATCCACATGATCATGAACGGCGGGATCGACAGGGACCGGTTGGAGGAGATGTGGGGAAAAGGTCACGCGAACGCGGACAGGCTGCAGCCGAGGGACGAGGGCCTGGGCGGCATCGCGACGTACTTCACGAAGCAGATGCAGGACCGGCCACCGAAGAAGGGCGTGAGGAAATGGCGTGCCAGCCGGAACCTGAAGCAGCCGGTGAGGCGGAGCCGGGACGCGCGGATGCCGAACGGACGGGTGAAGCGGATCGCATACGATTTCCGGAACGAGGCGAAGGAAATCATGGAGAAGCTGTATCCGGGGTATGCACTGCAGGAGTGCCGGGTGAGATACAGCGACATTGTGGACGGGGTGTATATCAGGTGCGTGCTGAGGAGGAGACGATGATGGGCTGGTTTACGGGAAACAGGGAGGACACGGTGGGACGGATCACGTTTGAGCCGAACACGGCGCCGACGATCATGAGGATCCCGGGAAAGATACGATTCGTAGAACTGGAGGGCGCGATGGCCAGGGTGAACGAGGAAACGGGAAAGCTGGAGTTCACGCCGCGGGGGCCGATCAGCATCAGCGTGGACAAGATCGGCGCGTATTATGACAACACGGTTATCATTTTCGGGAATAAGATCCGGGTGATGGAAACGGCAGCGCAGATCACAGTGCAAATCATGGGGGTTTTGAAATGAGATACGTGCCGTGCTGGAAGCAGATCGGAATCAGTAAAAACAGATATAACCAGCTGATGTACTTCTGCAGGCAGTATCCGGAGTGGAAGACAGAGGCGAACAGCCTGCTGGGGATCAGGGCAATCAGGGCGGACGGACTGCCGCACGGCAGCGGGAAGAGTGATCCTGTGGCGCTGGCGGCAGAAAAGCGGGAGAGCCTGATGACAAAGATCGGCGTTGTGGATGAGTGTGCAAAGGGGATCGGCGGCGGAGAGTGGTATGCGGCGATTATACAGAACGTTTGCATCGGGAGATCATGGACGCAGATGGATGGGGCGCTGATGCCGACAAGCAACAAGAACGCGTTTTTCCGGATGCGGCGGGAGTTCTTTAAGATGCTGGACAGAAGGCTGGACTGATCTGCATTTTGATACCGCGGGAGGAATAAATACATGATATTGTGTTACAGTCGGAAAATATCATAAAGGTGTTTTCCAGGAGTAGGCAGCACGATGTCAGGTGCTGCCGATTTGTTTGTTCACAAATTGGAGCGCCGTGCCGGTTCGCTTCCTTCCAGCGCGGTCGGGAGGTTCATCCACAGAAAAAGCAGAGGCGGGAGCTGATGAGCCATTGAACAAATCGCCGGAGATCGAAGCGTTTTATACGAGCTGGATCTGGAGGAAGTGCAGGAAAGCGTTCGCAGAATCAAAAGGGAATCTCTGCGAGCGTTGCCTGCGGCGGGGAGTAATACAACCAGGAAGCAAGGACAAACCGCTGGAAGTACATCACAAGACACCACTGACAACGGAGAATATTAAGAATCCTGACATCGCACTGGGATGGAACAACCTGGAACTGTTGTGTAAAGCGTGCCACGATCAGGAACGCGAGCGAATGCAGAAACGATACAGGATCGGAACGGACGGACGGGTGAGCCTGTGGCCCCCCTAACAAAAAAAAATTTGCGCGGCCGGCGCAGG